AGGACTATAAAAGTCTGTGTCCCCACTAAAAAGTGCAGAATTATTATACACCTCTATTTTTGTCCTAGTATTACCAGAACTCTGTTCAATCTCATAGTGATGCACACCATCTGGATTGTCATATTTTTCATTTAAATATGTGTTGAATTGTTGTTCATACATCGGCCAGTCGTGATAACGATCTGTGATATCATTTGTTAGTAATATTACCCAGTGCAATTGTGGGTCATTATACAATTGATCTGCAAGACTCTCTGGAGTATCACCATTCTTGATGTCATATGTATCATATAACATTGCACTATCTTTTACTTTAGATCTGATTGCAACTCTTTTCAAAAGATTAGTGACAACTTTTGGATTACCTTGACCCTTTGAGTCATAAACTATTTTTGGGAATGATGAAAAATACATTAGTAACCCTCGAAAATTCTCTCTCTTGTAATGAGTTCCATTTCTTTAAAGTTGAGTGTCATTGTTGTTTCTACAGGTTGAGCACCTTCTCCATCTGCTTCAAAGGTTCTGTATCTATCACCACCATATGTTACATTCATGTTCTCTAACACGCAAGTGGATATATTATGTAAATGCAAGTTCTGGTTTCCTGTGTACATATACGCAATGTCAAAAGTATTTGGTACTAATAATCGTCTACCACCTCTGTTACCACCTTGAAACTCAGGCATCATATTTGACTTAAATGCAAATATGATTTTTCGTATCATCTCTACTTCTCGTCTGTCTTTAGGTGTCATCTTAAAAGTATATTGAAAGTTTCTTTTATTAATACCCTTGAATGCAAGTTCAAGTCTGTCTGCAATTACGTTACCACTTTTCATCTCAGATACTTCTCTTAGACCACCAAGGCCAGGTATAATACCAACTGCACCTAAGAGAAACAATTGCAATTGGTCTGCAACATCTGTACCAACTTTTTTCAATTCATCCAATCCACCCCCTAATCTTCCAGAAACAAACTCGTTAAACGTGTTCAGTGCAGACTCCGTTACTGCACCTATCTGTGTGTCTTGATATTGAGCACCATAAGTAACTTGCACTGATTGTGGCATATACATCGCGATTGATGTTGAAAGTCTTTTAGTGGGTGCTCTTTTAACTCTGACTGTAGAACCACCAGCAGCTTGACCCTTGAGAAGATTTCTCTGTACTCTATCTTCTTGTTCTTGAGCGAATTGTCTTCCTGTTACACCAAGAGTTTGAGGCATCGCTGGTATGTTATCATTTAAATTTTTTGTTTCACCATTATTTCTCTGTTTTCGATAACCTTGAGATTGAGCACTATATTGTCGTACAAAAGATGGAACATTATAAGGTGTTGCGAGATTGTCTGCGATACTACCACCACTCGCTCTGTCACTCATGGATAGTTGTGCCTTATCTTGTTCATTGATGTAGAACATGATATAATGTCCATGATTACCAAGAGCTGCGTCACCAGATGCAACATCTAATGGGAACTCAAGAATACTTGTTGAACCTCTTGGAGTTGCACCAACGAAAGGATTGACACCTGTAGATGCAATGACCTTTTCTGCCTCACCTCTAAAAATACTCTCGGCAGATTTTCTTATCGGTGTTATCCTACCACCCATAGCACCAGGCGAGTTCCCTCCATGTGGTTGATATCCTATTGACTGTTCAAAAACATTTTCGTTACTCATAACACCATCCTATGTTCTTTATAAGTATTTATACATGAAGTCGTATAAAGGTAAGTATAAACCAATGAACCCTAAGAAATACAAGGGTGACCCAACTCAAGTGATTTATCGTTCACTCTGGGAACGAAAACTTATGGTCTACTGTGATAAGAATACTTCTGTGATTGAGTGGGGTAGTGAAGAAATAATCATACCATATCGTTCACCCAAAGATGGTAGAATACACAGATACTTCCCAGACTTCTACATGAAAGTCAGACAGAGAGATGGGACAAACAAAAAGTTTGTGATTGAGGTAAAACCAAAAGCACAATGCAAAGAACCTGTAAAGAACCCAAAACGTAGAACCAAGAAGTGGTTGAACGAGGTTTTCACCTACGCAGTCAATCAGGCTAAGTGGAAATCAGCAGAAGAGTTCTGTAAAGATCATGGAATGGAGTTCAAGATATTCACTGAAGACCATCTGTTCCCTCAGTATAAATAATACATGGCAATCAAAAACTTCATACAACAGGTACAACAGGCTGCAAAAGGTAGACCAAAATCTACAGAGTGGTATAGGGATAAAATCAAAGAGTTTGGTACACCAAAGACACTTGACCTAATCCGTGATGGTAAACAAGCAAAGTCACCCTTTGGTGGTAGATTGAATATGTTTGTCTACGCACCCAAGTTTGCAAGGAAGTTACCATACTATGATACATTCCCTCTGGTGTTACCTATAGAGTCATACTCAGATGGTTTTCTGGGTATTAATCTACACTATCTACCTATATCATTGAGAATAAGATTGTTAGATAGACTGAATGATTTTAGCACAGATACTAAATTCGACAAGGGTACAACTTTAGATGTTAGTTATGATAAAGTGAAAAAGATACAATCAGTCAAACCAACCATACATAAATATTTATCTGGGTATGTTAGATCACGATTTCGTAGGATAGATGCAGACGAGTTTGTGATTGCAACATTATTACCAGTGCAAAGATTTAAGAAGGCAACTGCGAGTCAAGTGTATAGTGATAGTAGGAGAATGGTATAATGTCATTAGGACAGATCATACAGGGAGTAGTAGGTAATCCTTTTGGAAGTGCAGTATCAGGGGCTGCATTTGCAACTATAAATGAGGCACTAGCAGGTTATAGAAGTAGTGATGGTGGTATTGCAAGACCATCACGATATGAAGTTGTAATCCTACCACCCACAGGAAGTCCAACTAATCCATTTACATCTTTACTTACTGCAACAAATGGTGCAAGAGATGTGTCACTCAAATGTGAAAACATATCTTTCCCAGGCAGAAATATAGACACAACACCAGACACAAACATATATGGCCCAACTAGAGAGATTGCAACAGGATTTTCTTTTGCAGAGTTGAGTGCAAGATTTCAATGTAGTTCAGATTTAAGAGAGAAAGAGTTTTTTGAAAACTGGCAGAAAGCATCATTTAATGCAAACACATGGGCGATGCAATTTTATAATGATTACATTGGTGAAATACAAATTTATCTATTAGACGAAAAAGACAATAGAAGGTATGGTGTAAAGATATGGGAATGTTTTCCAAAGAACATTGCAGCTCAAACTTTAGACTACTCAACGATCAACGAACAAATGAAAATAGATGTGACATTTTCATATAGATACTGGACTAATTTAGGTACAGAAGCAACTTTACCACAAGCACTAGGTGATAGAATAGTCCAAAGATTAACTGACACAGTAACTAGGAGAATAACTGCACAACTACCAGCAATATTTTCTAAAATTAAATAATTTTAAAGGATGATAAATTATGGCACTACCCAGAATTGATACACCAACGTATCAAACAAACCTCCCATCAACAGGACAAGAAATACAATTCAGACCTTTCTTAGTGAAAGAACAAAAGATCATCATGATGGCCCAAGAGAGTGGTAATGAAGTAGAGATGACAAATGCGTTATCAGAACTTGTTTCTACCTGTACGTTTAATAAAATAGATGTAATAAACGCACCGACATTCGATATAGAGTATCTCTTTCTTAAAATAAGATCTAAGTCTGCTGGTGAGAGTGTTGATATACGGATAACTTGTCCAGATGATGAAAAAACACAAGTTCCAGTAAAAATTAATTTAGATGAAATAAGAATACAAATGTCTGATGGTCATAACCCAATCATAGACATTACTGATAAAATAAAACTAGTGTTTAGATACCCAACTTTATTAGATTTGACCAGAGTAGAAAATGCACAAAGTAGTGATGGAACATTTAAATTAATGAATAGATGCATACATGAAATACATTTTGGAGATGATGTTTACAATAGAATTGATATATCTGACAAAGAGGTAGAGGAGTTCATAGATCAACTGACAACTGACCAGTTTGAGAGTATGACAAACTTTTTTCAGACCATGCCAAAATTACGTCATACAGTAGAGGTGATAAACCCAAATACAAATATAAAAAGTGAGGTTGTGTTGGAGGGCCTCCAGAGTTTTTTAGGTTAGGACTTTCCCACGATACAGTTTATAATTACTATAAAACTAATTTTGCGATGATGCAACATCATAAATATTCTTTAACAGAATTAGAAAATATGATGCCTTGGGAAAGAGAAATATATATGGGTTTACTAATGCAGTGGATAAAAGAAGAGAATGAAAGAATAGAAAAAGAAAAATCGAAACAAAAGTAGAGAGGAACTAAAATGGCCGTTGAAGTTACAGTTGACCCAGAGGTCGCACAAAAAGTTGACAGAAATGGTGATGGTCACATTTCTCAAGAAGAAATGGAGATGAATTTGGAATTTAAAAGAAAAGAACTTGAAGATGCAGATGCTCGTAGAGATGCAATGCGAAAGATGACATGGTTTGCATTGATGGGTATGTTACTATATCCACTAGGAATTTTAGTTACATCAATGTTAGGATATGAGGGAACTGCAAAGATTATTGGTGACATCGCACCGACATACTTTGTTGCAATCTCAGCGTTAGTTGCAGCCTACTTTGGTGCAAACGCATATGTAGATAAGAAGAAAAAATAATGGCTGATATCACTTCAAGAGACTTTCAAGAACTTATCAAAAGACAAAAAGAAACTACTGATAGTTTACAAACTATTGTTGAACAAAATAATAGAGCAGGGGATGCTGGTGAAAGATTAAGAGATGCATTACCAGAAATACTTAATGATACTAGACTTGCAGCTCAAAGAGAATCTTTTGATAAAAAAGAAGGTATTACTGAAACTGATAATTTGCAAAAGGAAACAACAGAAGAAGTACAAAAATTAAGCAAAATACAAAAACAAAGTATTAAAGAAGAAAAGGAAGGAAAAAAAGAAAATAGTGGATTACAACAACAAATTATTGAAGCAAATAAAAAAGGGTTTTTATTTTTTGGCGAAAGAATAAAGTTTTTAGGGTTAAATCTAAAAGAAACACTGGCTAGAAGTTTAGAAGATAAACTTGACCTAAGAAGAATGTTTAAAAAAATAGGTGGAGGTCTTAAAGATATAGGTAAATCACTTTTAGGTAAAATTTCATCACCAGTCGTAGACGGATTTAAAAGTATTAGTGCGATTGCAGCTAATATTTTAAAAGGTGGTGCAATTATAGCAGCAATGTTTGGAATACAAGCATTTATTAATAGTGATATGTTTCCTAAGTTTTTAAAGGGATTAGAAAAATTTGCAAATATGATAATTGATTTCGGTAAAGCAACATTTGATTATATATCAGAATTGTATGCTATATTTCAAGAAGAGGGTGGTGGATTTGCTGGATTAAAAGCAGTTGCAAGTAAATTATTTGAAGATGCTGGTGAATCACTAGGGGATTTCAAAAAAACATTTTTAATCGGTTTAGGTATTGCAGTCGCTGCATTTGGAGCTGCAATTCTTTTTGCGATTAATACTGCAAGAAAAATGGTTTTGGGACTTGGTAGATTAACTGGTGCTCTACCAACAAGAGGTGCTAAAGGTGCTAAAGGTGCAAATGTTAGAGGTGGTGTCAAACCAGGCACTGCTGGAACATCAAAAATGGATATGGCTCCAAAAAAACAACCAATTAAACCAGGCGCTATTGAAAGAATGGGTGGTGTAAAAAATATTGCAAGAGGTGGTGCAAGAGTGGCATTAGGTGCAGCAAAGTTTGCAGGGCCAGTTGGTTTAGCTATTGCAGGCGCACAAGGAGTATATGATGCAACTCAAGGATTTAAAAATGCAAATGAATTATTTGGTAAAGAAGCAAGCAACTTTGAAAAAATGTTAGCAGGGGGTGCTGGTGCATTAGAGGGTTTTACTTTTGGTTTATTAAAAGCAGAGGATATGATTAAAACTCCAGCAGAGATAATAAAATCAGAATCAGAAAAAGTTAAGAAACAACAAGAAGACCATCTAAGATTTTTAGCACATCAAGAGAAAAGATTAAAAAGAGGTGATATTTCAAAAGAACAATTTGACAAATTAATAGAGATAGATAAAAAACAATCTGTAATGATGATGAATAAAAGTAATAAAGAAATAGAAAAACAACAAAAGATTATGAAGGAAAATGGACAAGTTATATCAAAAGAGATTAAAGAAACAAATAGATTAACACAACAGATGATTTCACTAATGGAAGAAAATAAAAAATTAGTTGCAGAAAAAGAAAATGTGACTGCATCATTTATGATGGCTGGTGGTTCTACAAATATTCAAAATAATAATTCAGATAAAACAGTTGTTGTGGACACACCAATCATTGATTCATTTCATTCACAAGTTTATAGACAATCATATGGTTAATTTTTTGGTATCTTTCTGGTACTGATTCCTCTACACATATGAACAGGCACTTTCTGACCATCTATCTCTTCATACTTTACTAATATCATTTCACTTTTCCACATTACCACTGGACTTTTGTAGGGCATTGCGTGTCTCCACCTAGATTTTACTCTAGGCCAACGAGTCCATTTAAACTTTTTCATATTGTTGTTATGAAATCAATGAAGGTTAGTAATGCAGACAATATTATAACTAACAAGTAAATCCAGAACCAGTGACTTCTCATCAACTTGAGAGGTAAATCTTCTAATTTCATTCTAATACTCCTATGGACTTCAATGGTAAAGGTTTACCAAGATTATCACATACAAGTTCACCATCAATAGAACCAGTCATTATACCTTTTCCACCATTATTGGTAAAACGAACTGGTTTAACTTCTTTACCATTTAACATTCTTCTACGATTTTGTACCTTTTCTTTCGCAAGTCTATTTCTATTTCTACCAACCATTTACTGTCCCATAGCTTTCCATATAATATAAAA